GTTTAGCGGCTCGTGGTACTGCTTTATTCGCGTTTGTTCCACCTTTATAATATATAAGTATTAACTAAGAAAGGAGAAAGATATGTCCGATAACAGAGAAGAAAACAGAACAGTTTTCACAAAAGAGGAGCTGTGGTTGAGCCAAGCACCTAATTTTAATTTTGAACTGGACGGAGACCAACTATTAGAAAAAGCATTAGCTTCTAAGTTTGTTACGAAGATTGGAGAAGACCAGTATTTGGTCAATAATAACTATTAGAAAGGAGAAAGAAATGGACGTATTACAGATATGGCTCGAGACAGACACTGATCGAGAATTATTAGGTTTAGTACCTGACGATAAACCCGAAAGGATATACGAAATAGTTCGAGGTTACGAAAAGGTCTATATGACGCTGACCGCGTCAGGTTTCGATATTAAAATAGTATCGAACGATCCGATAGTTAGGCATTGGGAGACTGGCAGGATTGTAGTAGCCCATAGCAAAACCCGCGAGCGTTTCAATTATGTTGAAGTACAGGGCGGTTACGGATTAGAACCAATTAAGGAGGCAGTATGAGAAACGAATATTACACAATTCGACTTTACCCAAGTCTATCAGTAGGCGAACATCATTCATATTTATTACAGTACGCGGCTACGTTGACTCAAGCCACGCGAGTTGTAGAGTGGTACGATAAATTATGGCGCGAGACTATTGATAAACAACTCGAACATCTAGACCCTGATTTTGAGCGCGTAGGCGTCGATGCGTTGACCGATGACGTAATACTACAAAACTGGGAGGGTAGCGAAGTATTAGCGTTTAGTCGGTTCAGTTCTAAAATACTCTATTGTAATGGCATATACGAGTGGATAGACCACGACACACAAAGAAACTGGGTTGAGGTCGGCGACGGCAAATTCATACCTAAAGGTACGCCATTAGAGGATCTATTATGAAGTATTGCGTAACAATCGAATTAGAAAGTAAGGCGGAAGCTCACGAAATTATCGAACGGTTGCCACTCGAGCGACCAGTATATATCAGCGGTGCGCGACCTAAAGGTTCATACCCCTTGGACGATTGGGAGCGCGAGAGGCTTAAGAAACAGCGAAAGTATAAGCGTTAGTCGTTTGCGCTTTCGTACGCTGCTTTATTCTACTTTGCTCCCCTTATATAATATATATACGCGTAAAAGAGTTTTACGCGATAACTAAGAAAGGAGAAAGAAATGTTAGTTGATTTTGAAAAAGAATGTGAAAGACAATTACTATCACTAGATTGGAAATTTAACGACGCTTATAGGTCATTTGCTAAGATCGGATATACCGCAGAAGATATGTTTAGGGGAGTTTGTCTCAAAACAGCGCGTGTAGCAGTGGATGAGTATTACGAAAGACAAGAAAACAAAGCTATACGAGAGTATTACGGTCACGACTAAGAAAGGAGAAAGATATGGAAAAAGAATTTTACGAAAGGTTATTTAAACGAATAGATCCCCATCATTCGATAGCTTATTTAACGGAGGAACTTCATCCAGATTCACCTTTTTGGGAAGATAAGAAATGTATCAATGAGTCGCCTATAGTGAAAGATAAGAGTTTCCCTCACTGGCAAGACGAATTACAAACAGTGACTTACATGGATGATGATTATACTTATGTAGCGAATTACTCTATTTGTTACGACGGACACGTAGCACCGATGCATGTGTGTTCAGTATTGCGATTAGATAAAACATTAAAAGACTATTAGAAAAGTCCTATTAGTAGTTTTAGAAAATAAAAAAGTTTTTGAAAAAAGTTTACGAGAACTACTAATAGAAGTAATAAACTAATAGAATCACGTTGAAAGGCTCGTGGACAGTGGATTGTGTGAAAAAGCAAAAGTAATAGAATTCTATTAAACTATTAGAAATGAACAGGTAAGAAGGAGAGAGGGCACGAGAAAACTATTTTATTTATTAATTTTCTATTATTATTGTAATAACTCTATTAGAAATGTTGGTAAATAGAATGAAACAACTGACCTATACTCCACTCGTCCCATCTGAGGACGGCAACTCACTCATCGACGAAAGCGGTAAGAAATGGCAACCCATTAACGCCAAGCAAAAGAAGTTCTGTCGAGAGTACGTTAAAGGCATGACAGCCACTGATGCTGCGATGAAAGCAGGCTATACAAAGGATCGTAAGGGGGCTAAGACTCAAGGCAGTGTTCTACTCAATCATAACCCAGTCGTTCGAAACTACCTCATTGAGTTAGAAATGTCACTCGCGGAGCGAGATGCAGTTTCTCTTGAAAGCCACCTGTCCACGCTCCACGATCTACGGGAAGAGGCAAAGGACCAAGGTCAGATATCCGCAGCCATCACCGCCGAGGTTCATCGAGGCAAGGCTGGCGGACTCTACATCGATAGACGAGAAGTGTTGACCGCGAAGATCGATATGATGTCCAAGGACGATATACTCACTCGCCTTGAAGAACTAATCAAGAAACGAGCGAACGAGTCAAACGTAATCGAGGGAGAGTTTACTCAATCCTAGAATCCCAGAATCGCTCTACTCTACTCTACATACTCTATCAAATCTACTCTATCCTTGACTCTACTCTACACTCACCCTTACCCATTCCCAGATTCCAGGAATCCGCGATTCGAGCGCGACGCGACGCGAGCGACGAGCCACGGAAAATAGACGGAAAATATATAGTTAAATTAGTTAAATTAATTAATATAAATAAGTATACATAGTATACAAAGTATATATAATAGGTCATGTGGCGCAGACATAAGACCACATTAATTAACTAATAATAATTATGAAAACTATAACTAAAGATGTGAAAGCAAACACTAAATCAGCTAACCCTTTTAACCCTACGTCAACTGGTGGCGGAGTTAATCTTAATATGAAAGTTACTATAGGCGCAGATGCTCAAGCAGAGTTTCATAACTTACCTAGGCAAATACAGTTAGTCCTTAACTATGTATTTGACTTAGGCGGTACTGCTACTATGGCAGATATTAATAACTTTGCCGAGACTGCTAGCGATAGCCAGTACTGGGGCAGAGGTGATAGGGCGTATGAGCAGACACCTAGTAAAATAACCGCTCACTATTCAGCTAAAGTATTCGGTTCTAAAGAATGGAATAAAAAACTGGGTAAGCTAGAGGTACTTAAAATAGTTAAGTAACTTAACCTCTCTATTAAAGGGTAGTCTATCGGCTACCCTTTTTTATGCGCGCTATTTAACTACCTAACCCTTACCCTTAAACATACCCTAAGAACGCTATAAACGATCTCTACTAAACGATAATATATAAGCCTATAAGTAAAGGGGTAACCCCCCTTTTACGCCGCCGCGTGGGTCCCACCCGCCCGCACCTAGTTTCAGCCTCAGTTTTGCATGTATTTTTGAAAAAGTCCCTATGCAAAAAAATTTTGCGAAAAAATTTTTTCGAGTTATATTATGACCAACTTGTTATACACATAACTACTTTACTTATGAAGATCAACCGTCTAACAGAAATTGAGCGCGAACAACAAGACGAAATCGATCGAGTATTGAAACTCGCAGAACAAGATCCTGGATTACAAGAAGTTTCATTATTCGCACCCAAGGCTCCTGTAGGAATCCTATCCCAAGCATTAAATACAGGTGCTTCAAAACTAGCTTCCATGGTTCCGTCACAAGTAACGGAAGCCCTTGCAGGTTTACCGTCAATCATGGCTCGCGGTTCGGGGGAAGGTTTTGAACGGTTCGGTAAACGTAGAGGAGCAGGCACGTCCCGCGTTAATCAAAACTTAGACGAATTAATTAGTGATTTTTTCGCACAAAGCAAAGGTGGCACTGACCTTAGTGAAGTAAGCGAATACACGTTAGAATTACTTAAAGCCAATCTGCCCGCGATCCGCGCAGCGGCGGCAAGACAAAAACAAAACCCGAAAGCTGGTTTAAATCGCATTGTTAAAATAATTGAGGAACTGGATTAAAGTTTACAAGAACATGTTTTTAAGATTAAGATACGCGCTAAAAGAACCATTCATAAATTAAACTGCTTTACTTATGCCAAAAACAAAAGCCAAGAAAAAAGCCCCAGTTAAATCTAAAGGGCTAACGAAAAGACAACAAACCACTCTTAAAAAACATTCGGTACACCATACGAAAAAACATATGACCGAGATGCGTAAATTAATGCGAGCGGGAAAATCATTTTCGGCAGCACATAAAACTGCGATGAAAAAAGTAGGCAAATAATGGACCGATTAACAGAACTTCTTACAGACTTAGAAAAAGAATTTTCACAAGGCAATCGACAAGAGCGTGAACTAAGTAGAGCAGACGTAGATACTTCTGATTTAATTAAAAACGACGCAGCATTATTAACAGGATTAGGTACAGCCGCTACGTTACCCTATACAGGACCAAAGTGGTTAGCTAATTTTGTAACTCGCGGAGACGATGTTGTTAGAGCAGTTTCTAAAATGTACCGTACTGCTAATAAAAACATGATGAAGCCGCCAGCACCCCCTAAAAAAGAACCTTTACTTCCCACACTAAAAAAGTATATAGAAGATCAAAAACTTGCAGATCAAAGGATGATGTTTCAACAAAAACAAATAAGAAACAATATCAGAAACGAACCGCCGTTAGGAACAACTACTAAAAATCCTATGGAAGAAATAGCGGCAAAACGTATATTAGAACAACAAACGAATCGTCGTAATTTTTTACGACAAAACGTAATGAAGGATCAATCTTTAATTAAAGCAAACGAAGCACCGTCTCCCGATTATTTTAAAAACATGGCAGAATTAAGGAAGTTAGAAGATCTTCTAAAATAATGTGTGATGGAGCAACGACAACAAGAATTAAAACCTGCTCTTCCTAAATGGGAGCAGTTTTTATTTGATTTTAAAGCAAAAGGATTATTAGAAACAGTAAATCCTGAAATAGTTAACGACCCAAGTTATCAAAAAATACAGGACATAGCTAAAACTGTATTTCCTGCGGTAGACCCGAGAGACCCCTTAAATCAAATACAAACAGCCGCATCTAAAGATCCTCGAATAGCGGGAGTTATTGCGGCGGCTAAAGTACTTAAAAAGAGAAAAGCTCCTGCTATAATCAAAAAAGATGAAGCAGAACAATTAGCTAAAAAATTAAATAAAAGTGAATTATATCACGGTAGTCCTACGACAGGAATTATGGGAGCTCTTAAAATACCAAAAGCTAAAGTAGACGAAAGAGCGGGGGATATAACAAGAGGCTCAAGCGGGGGGATATACACTACGACAGGATTATTAGATCCTAGATTAATGTTGTACGCTAAAAAACGTAACCAAGAACTTCCAGGATCAGTTTACGGCGTAAAACCTAAATTCGAAAGAACATATGATGCACAAAATGTTGATCCCGAAATAAGAAAATATTTAGAAAGTAAAGTTACAAGAAAAACTTATAACCCAGACGATATGAATCGACAAACAGCATTCGGCATTGAACAATTATTAGATATAAATAGTAAAGCAAAAAGAGGATTGGGTTATCCAACATATATGGCAAAAGATTTTGCAGACGTATTTAGAGAGATTAGCGAGTTTCGTCCTAATTTAAAAAATTACGATTCATTGTATTTTGGACCAAGAAATAGAATGAGCAGAAAAGCTACAGGGAATTATGATGAATCAGATACTGTAATTTCTTTAAAAGATTTAAATATTCAAAGAGAAATTCCA